CTCCCCCTCCGGGGAGCGCAGCACTTCGATGTGTAAGCCCTTTTACCTGTCAATCATTGGAGCACAAACGATGTCTGGAGTCGACCTTAAGAAAATATCGGCTCCGGAACTGGTCAAACTTAAGTATGACCTGGCTGTCGATTTGTATCGACAACGCGCGCGTGCTCTAGAGGTTGAAGCAGCTTCCAAAAAGGAATGGATACCGTATCTTGTTTATAAGGTCTTCGGCCCTGAGATCATACCGAGTATAGCATTAACGCTAAACCCGCGATGGTCAATTGACCCGAAGGTCCGTGAATTCGCTAACAAGCGCGTTCCCGGAATTTATCCTCCACAAACAGTCTCGGTAAACCGTACCCGTACCCGCACTAGTCAGTGGTCGCGTGTCATCAAGACCAAATACACGGTCTATGGTGTCATTAACGGCTCTCATCTAGAGTGGGGCGGGGATCATTGGACTTTTCCAATGAACCCGACAACCTACTTTCCTACGAATGGTACTGTGTACTACACTTGTGGTACGCAGATCCCTTACGAGGATTTTGTCAAGGATACAACGTGGAAATCACGTAATCCTCAGGTTGCTAAGATGCCGAAAGATTTACCTACTCGTCGAGCATTACAACTTAACGAGCGCGGGGAGTTTGAACAACTTGATTGTACGTTCAAATCTCCAAGCAATAGTACGTCTTGGACATCTACAGACTACAGTTGGAACGACTTTTGGAGTCCAAGTTTGTTTAACTCCAATGTCGGTACATATACTGTGGCCTTCGAGAACGGTTCTGCTTCGGTTGATTCGACAATTATTCCTGCCGTAGCTGTTACAGAACGCAACATAGCGATCGAAGCTATGGAGACATTGGCCGATAAGTTAATCGCCCAGTGTCTCCCATCGCGACGAAAGTATAATGCACTGTACCAGATAGGTGAGCTAAAGGATCTTCCTCAACTCATCCGCGGATCTCTTTCCGCGTGGAAGGATGTTGAGTCCCTTATGGGTGGTGGTGCGGCCTTTGTTAAGGCTTTATCATCCCCTAAGTTTTGGACTCGCCAGAAGATTCTTGAACTTCGCGATAGTCTTGCGAAGTGCAAGGTCTTTCTGGACCCTGATAAGAGTGCTGGGTCCGCCTACCTTACTTACAAGTTCGGTTGGGAATCCATGTATCAGGCCGTCGATCAACTGGTTCACGCTCCTTCGAAAATTTCCAAAGAGATTAACTACCTCCTGGATCGAAATGGGCGTGATGCCACACTCAGCACCATATGGCATTTGCCACCAAGTGTTGAGGCCTCTTCAGTTGTTACACCTTATGTCGGGTATCCGATGCTCCCTGACCCGCAAGACCCTCTTTACCAGAGGACAACTCGCGAAGCCAGTATCCGTTGTGTTGTTAACAGCGGTGTGGTGCTTCCTCCACTCGACGTCCCGACTCTCCGGCAAGTTTTGTATGCCGGTAAGTTAGGATTGACCCCACGTCCTTCGGATCTTTGGAATTTGATCCCTTTCACGTGGCTTGTTGACTGGTTCGCTGGCGTTTCAGACTATCTTCGTATCATTGAAGAAGTCCAACTCGACAAGAGCCTTATCAACTGGGGTATGATGACGTACAAATCAAAAATGTCGTCATACGCGTCAATAGGTGGTTTCATGCTGTACAATGACTTCACCCACAATGCCTCAGGATCCGTTTACAGCTTGGCAGAGCATAAAGCTCTACTTCGCGGTGAAGGGCTCTTTACGGCAAATTACACGTTAAGAGTGGGTATTGAGACGCTGTCTCAGGTAAAACTCTCTTCGGGGCTCAGATTATCTGACACCCAGAAGAAAATACTGTTAGCCCTCACGACTTCGTGGGGGAATCCCAGTGCTCGAAGGGTGAGTTCACCTTAGAGCTTTAACTTCAACAACGAGAGACCATTCTCACTATGCTCACTGACCCAATTACTGTCGCGGCTGCCTCCCCTACGCCGGCATTGACTTTTGCCGTCGTTGCCTATACGGGCGAAGGTGCGGAACGTAAGGACGTAGCGAATAGCTTCGGCCTGAAATTCTCACATTCCTCGAACGCAAAGACTGGGGAACGTCATTACATGCAACTGACGCAATCGAAAAGTGCTACTAACACCTATACAGGTGGTATTAGCCTTCAGACTGCTTCGGTTAGCTTGTCGATATCCATCCCTCCTTTTGGGTGGACCCTAGCTGAAAAGGTTGCCGTTGTTCAGGCACTCCTTGACACGCTAAATGACAGCGAAGTAACCATTACCAAGGTCCTGGGATCCCAGAGTTAACAACTCCGGGTAGTCATCCAAGGATACTTAGACGGGGGATATTGGCACCTTGTGTGTATCTCCCAAAAGGAGTACACATGAGGTTGTTCCATAAGATGGCGCTTTTGTTTGCCATCGTTCCTCCGTTAGGCGCATGCTCGTCGTTAGGTATTGAGGGCGTAACTTGTACCCTCGATACGACGGGTGTTTCATGCGGGGTCAGTAAAACTAGTGGGCAGGATCCTCTAGCCACTCAAGGAGTAGCAGAGAATGAAAAGCCTGTTAGGACTTTCGAGAAGTCTTCTTCACGATTTGAAGAGACTCCACCCTGATGTTAACGATCTCGATCGGGACTTACTTACGATCGAAGCGCGAATTGAAGATGAGGGCGACAGTTTCGTTACCGTCGCACTTCCTGCTTACGGTAAAGCTCTTGATCAGAGCCTTGCACGTGGCAAGATGGCCAGCGTACCGGGTTTTTCTCGGCACGGGCAAATCCCAAGACTATTTTCGGGTATTGCACGCCATATCTTTGATTCTAAAACAGGCGATCTTAGGAGTGATGCGTCTATCGATGCTATTGTTAGCATGCGACAAGCGCTTTACTTCTTTAAGAAGTTCTGTCCTTCTGATGACCGAGTTTCTCATCTCGATTTTCAGGCAAGACGGGACTTCCAGACCGTCGATACAGATTTGCACTATGAAAACGACGCCGATAACTTTGGTAGTCGTGTGCAACTGTTCGGACGTGTCGCTCGAAATGTGCTACAAGGACTTGATTTTGTCCAAGAGCATACCGGACGGCACGGCCCTGGCGCTGTCATGGAAGGATATACTGCCAACCAGAAGTGGAAAGCGGTACATCGCGGTCTTCTTGAATTTGACCGCCGACTCTGTTTGATTGGGTACGATTTGCCGGCAAGTTTGCTGGCAGAAAGTCTACTTCAAGCTGAGTCACTTCATGACGATTTATCTCGCACTTGTGCGAGGCTAGTCACCGTTCCGAAGACCTGTACGGCCCTAAGAACGATTACTGTCGAACCATGTATTAATCAGTTCGTACAGCAAGGACTTAATAGTACCCTTCGTGAACATATTGCGAAGGATCCTATCCTTGGACTATGCCTGACACTTGACTCTCAGGTGCCGAATCAAGATTTGGCGCTTGAGGGCTCCCTCACCAGTGACTGGTGTACGTTAGACTTGTCGAGTGCAAGCGATCGTTTATCTCTACAAGTTGTAGAGTTGGCGTTCGCCCATACTCCGCGCTTTTTACATGCGCTTCTTGCAAGCCGTACACCTGACGTAAAGATTGACGGGTTCTCCGTCATTACGTTAAAGAAGTACGCTGGAATGGGTAACGCTACGACTTTTCCTGTCCAGTCCGTCGTTTTCGCTTTACTTGCGATATGCGGCGTATTGGAACAACGGGGTAGGGGCCAAAGAGTCCCAACCCAGGAAGAGATTCGTGGCGCTGCGAGATGTGTTCGCGTTTTTGGCGACGACATAATCGTCAGACGCGATCACGTTCAGTGTGTTGTTGACTGGATCGAATCCTTTGGTTTAAAGATCAACCTAGGGAAGACTTTCACGGAGGGAAACTTTCGTGAGAGTTGCGGCACAGACGCGTTCCGGGGCTATGATGTGTCCCCGGTGTATCTGCGACGCGATCCAGAGTTAGCTGCAACAGATCCAAGTTCTTTCGTTTCGCTGGTGGCTACCGCAAACCAACTTTGGTTGCGGGGCTATTACGAGACGGCCGACTTTCTGAAGGACATTTGTAGTAGGGTGAGAACCCTGCCACTTGTGCCCGAGGATAGCGGCGGACTTGGTTGGCATACTCGTCAGAATTGCACCACGATCCAGAGATGGAATCGTGATCTGCATAGGTTCGAATATCGGACCTATGTGCCTCGAGGTTTAACCCAAGAGGACGATCTTGACGGGGAACCAGCCCTTTTGAAGTTCTTCCATATGCCGCGTCTTGCGGAGTATGACAAGAAACATCTTAGGGACTCTGCGCTGAGATATTCAACTAAACTCAGCAAGCAGTGGATGCCGGCCCGTTAGGGTCGGATTCAAGACCACGCTGTTATAGCGTGGCCAGGCTGTCGCGGATGTACTCTGTTCCGATACTAATTGGGGCAGTTCATGTCCTCAAACGTATCTGGTCATCGTGCG